TCTTTTCCTGATAAATACAAATCTCCAGAGTTAACCATAGACTGTATAAAGAGGTGCGTTCCGTTTGTATATATTGCTCCGAACTCAACTCCATTATCTTTTAATTTAACATCCCCGCCATCGACATCAATATTTAAATCGCCACCAATGTCAAAAGTAAGATTTCCTGCATCTGTAATACTTGACCCATTAATAGTTATATCATCAACAGTAAGTACACCAAATGTGCCTGTACCAGAAGACGTTACACCTGCGTTGGCTGTTAGAACTCCAGATACATCAACACCGCCACTTCCTATAGTCATTCTAGTAGCATCAGCAGTTTGTAATTCAAGATTAAATGCCGTATCAGACCCTGCTCTCACTACATTTATTTCTGCTACTTGGTCGCTTGTTGCACCTGTATCAGATGCAGAAAAATGTATAGAAGGACCAAAGCCATTAGCCATATCCCCCGAACTTGTAGCTTTTAAATCTAAAATTTGTAAAGATGCGTTAGTTGTAGCATGAGTTCTAGTAAAACTAGAAGCTCCGTTTGTGACTGATAAATGACTTCCAACAGTCAAAGTGCTTGCCATATCAACAGCACCATCAATGTCCACAACATCAAGGTTAGTCGTGCCGTCTACGTCTATGTCACCTGAGATGTCTAAAGAAGCTACTGTAGCTGTACCTGTAAGCGTAGGAGCAGTAAGTGATTTGTTTGTAAGAGTTTGTGAGCCTGTAAGTGTTGCTACTGTACTATCTATTGCAAGAGTAACTGCATTACCTGTTGCAGAACTATCAAGACCTGTACCGCCTGATACAGTCAATGTTTCAGAATCTAAATCAATAGCAATCGTTCCGCTATCTGTTGTAATGTCTAAGTCTTCTGCGGTTATTTGAGTATCTACATAGGCTTTAATGGACTGCTGAGAAGCAATACCTGTAGCACTATTAGAAGACATATCATCTTCATCAAGAAAAGCTTTACCGTCAAGTATGTTAAGTTCTGCGGCTGTACTTGTAACACCATCAAGAATATTAAGTTCTGCTGTTGTTACTGTAGCCCCATCAAGAATATTAAGTTCTGCGGCTGTTGATGTAGTTGCTAGTGTAACTGCACCGCTAGAGACGTTAAAGTCATCTGAGTTAAATGATGCAATACCTTTGTTAGATGTTGTAGCATCTTCACCAGTAATTGTAAGAGTATTACTAGATGCTGAAGTATCAATACCTTCACCACCTGTAACTGTTAATGTTTCGCCGTCTAAGTCAATTGCAATAGTACCACTATCTGATACTAGGTCTAGGTCTTGTGCAGTGTCTTGTGCGTCTACGTAAGCTTTTACGGACTGTTGTGTTGGAATAAGTGTTGCTGAGTTAGAAGCCATGTTGTCTTCATCAACAAAAGCTGTAACTGTAATAGTACCATCTGTGATACTACCATATGTTAAAGTGTTAATAGTAGTAGCGTTAATTGTACCGCCTTCTACTTTATCACCAGAAATTTGATTGTCTGCTAGTGTTAGTGTACCTGCTGAAACATCTAAAGTTTTACCAGAGCCTACAGTAATATTAGCGGCATCTATCGTACCACCGTTAATGTCTGCTGTATCAGCTACAAGGCTATCAATGTTTGCAGTGCCGTCAATATATAAGTTTCTCCACTGCTGTGTAGAGCTACCTAGGTCATATGTATCATCATCATCAGGAATAATATTAGAGTCTACATCAGCACCAAATACAACATTGTCAGTAGCCGAATCACCCATAGTGATTGTTCCACCGTTAAATGTAGTTGTACCTGTTACTGTAAGATTACCGCCAACACCTAAGTTACCAGAAATATCTGCGTTACCATTTATATCAATAGTTGTAGCGGCTATCTGGACTTCGGTATCGGCTACTATATCGAGTTGTCCATCAGTGCTAGAATTAATATAAATTGCTGTGTCTCTAAACTGTACCTTTTCTGTTGTTGTAAGTAATAGGTCATCTGAGAATTGGAAGTAATCTTCATCTTCCATCCAACTTAAAACACCATCGTTAGAGTTAGCGTTAAAAGTAATTACAACATCGTTGTCTGTGTTAGTACCAAATACTAAAGAATTGCTAAACAGATTTGAAATTGGTCCACCATCACCTGCGGTAGAACCATCATGAGTATGTCCTGTTGCTACGTTAAAAGCATTTACTAGTTGATTAAATTCGTTATTAAATAGTGCCGCTGTAATTGTATCGCCATCACTAAACGAACTTTGTCTTACATAAGTAGCCATTGATTATCTCTCCTATTGTCTTCCTGATGGTCTATAATTTATATACAAACCGTTAATTGCATATGGTGCATTTGTATCTGAACTAAATATTTTAAAAAAGTTACTGTGTCCACTACCTGTTAAAGATTGCCTTACAAGAGGCTGTTCTGTTGCACCAAACTTTTGAGAACCAAATAAAGCTAATCCAAATATAGCAGGTTCTGGTATTTCTGTTAATACTACGTCAGCAGGTTGTGGAGTGTCTAAACTGTCGTAATCAAATCTAACTCTTAGTGTTGGCTGTGCATCTCCTTCTGGAGTAAATGCAATTTTAGCATAATCTAAAGTTTTAAGAGTCCCTAAGTCTCCATAATCATAATCTGGAGATTGATACTCTGCTTCAATGTTTGCACCATTAAAACTATTACCTGTATTATGATTAAAGATTTTACCATCTCTATCACCATGATAAACTCTTTCTAATCCTGTACTATCAAATCCAGATGTAATAGCAGGTGCTTGGATTCCTAATGTTTCTGACCATTCAAATCCTTGTGGTCTAAGTGTTCCTATAATACCTTTTGAAGTTGCTGTTGTATCTGTAGCTGTACTATAAAACATTCTGTATTGTGACTTGTCTCTAAGTACAACACTACTAAATTGTAATGTATTAGCGGCGGCGGCTATGTCATTAATTAAAGGCTGTATAGCCTGACTAATTGTACCTAACTCAACGTCACCAATTCTTGATGTACCAGCAACTGTTCTGAATCCATCAGGTGCTAAAAATATTAAGTCACCAGCAATCTCTTGGATTGTTTGACCATCTAAGCAACCTACATTTTTAGTAACAGGAACTACAGCAGTCGTAGACGCATTATTTATATTTTGTAATTTAAATATTGAGTTTTGACAAAATATAAATAATTCGTTACGGAAACTTTTAAGACCTACTACCTTGTCTTCTAATGTTACACTACCTGAACCTGAACCACTAAAACTATCTATATCATTTGTACTACTATAATAAATAGTGTTAGGTGTAGAAGGGTCTCCTGCAACAACTAAATGTTGGTCATGTATTGTACAAAACTTTGCAGTAGTAGAACCACTAATAGTTATTTGACTTGCAAAGTAAGTTCTAGCATTTATGTTTGCAGATGTACCTGTCATTTTAAATAAGAAAGGTTTGTTATTACCACTCTTATCTGTTATAACTACTTCACCGTAAGTTGATGTACCTTCAAATACAGCAAACTCACACTGGTCTACACCGCTAAGTACTAACTCACTTCTTCCTGTAAATGCAGAATAATTATCTCCACTAGAATCAACACTAGCTTTATTAAGTTGTAGCCAAGCATTATCTCCGTCTTGACTAAAAAATATATCATCACCTACAACGGCTATTACACCATCAGCATATACTAACAAACCTTCTACATCATTAGTAGTATTAGGTAGCGTATCACCAAACAAACTAAATCCGTTTATTCTACGATAACCACCTTCAGTAGATACTTCAAAGTTTCTTAACTTAGTAGCAACTCCTGGGGTTTGTAGTAACGCTAAAGAGTTAGTAGACTTATTAAGTCCACCTCCTAACGGTACGGAAAAAGGTTGAGAACCTGCCATTTAGAAATAAGTCCTGTCATCTGACATATAAGTAGGTGCAGGATTAATCAAATTAGATTTCATAGTCCTCATATTCTTTTTATATTCGTCAAGTGCGAAAGAAGCTTGTTGTAGATTTTCTTTAAATTGATGTACATAATATCTTGTACGTGCTGTTATTACATTACTATATTGTTCTGGCATAGTAATCGCATCATTATATGCTGACAATGATGTAGGCTTTTCAAAAGCATAAAAGTGTACGTTATACACTTTATCAGGTATTGGACTTAATCCAAACTTTCTATGGTCTGGGCTTTTAATAACATATCTTGGTTCACCATGAGAAGCATCTGAACCATTTGCATCATCTGCATTTTCACTATCTCTATAATATTGCTTCCAATCAGATAGTGTTAAAAATTTTAATCCTTTAGAAACGTAAGGAGTTGTTTCTCCACTTACATTTATTGTTGTTAAATAAAAATCATCCCAATCTACTGAAGAGTAGTCGGTTGTAATATTTGAACTACCACTTTTCAAAGTATACCATCTTGTTCCTGCTGTTGTAGCTACAGTTACATTACCATAAAAAGGGTCTGTACCCCCACTAACTCCTGCTGAAAAAAAAGGTAGTTGTGGTTCTTGATTTGCTATATCAAATATAGATTTATTAATAGCATCTTTTACAAATGCTTGAATACCTGTTGCACTTTCAAAAGTACCAGAAGTTAAGACAACTTCATTAAGTTCTCTCAATACTTCATTACTTAAATCTAAATATGTACTAGCCATTATTTTTTACCTTTAGCCTTTAGCTTTGCTTTTTTACTTAAATCTTTAAAATGAAAAAGTTTTACGCTGGTCTTACTGTGTGTTTTGCCAGAATGTAAATCTCCGTTAGGCATTTTGTGTGAACCGCCTTTATGTTCAGTGCCGTCTTTTTTATAATGTTTTACGCCTTTCATTATTAATTAGCCTTTGCTTTAGGTGTTCCTTTATAAACAGGTTGACATCCATCCATTTTAACTTCTCCACCACTCATATAATTTACACGTCCACCAGACATCATTTTCTTTTTAGCCATACCACCATACATCATTTTCTTTTTTTTATCTTTACCATACATTATAATTATTTCCTTTAAAAAGTGGAGAGGTCCGTGAAGACCCCTCCGAGTTTGACATTAGTCAATTACGTAGAATGCACTACATAGGGCATCATCTCTAAGTACTTTCGCACCATAGACATGAAGACCACGCACAATATCACCAAACGATGTTGGGTCTCTCAACACTTCAGTTGAAAGAATTGTGTTTGCAGTAGCCGTAGAACTCATATGTCCAGCCATAACTTTACCAGTCGCATTAGACGTAGCGGCAATGTTATTAGACTTGTACATGTCGAATCCACGTAGCTTTCCACTAGAAACTAAACCGTTTCTGATTGAGCCTTGACCTGCGTTGAAGTCAACAGATAGCATTTTAGAGCCAGATTGTGACAACTCTTCATAGAATGAAGGAGGTGCAACAAACCAACGACCTTCTTCAGGTACGTTTTGGTCATCTAATAGTCTAGCCATTCTAGCCATTAGGTCAATAGCATCTACACCAGTTCCATCTGAACCAAGTAGGTCTACAGAGTTAGTTGCGTGAGTCATAGTAGCATCAGCAGTAGCACTGTCAGAACCAATAATATGGTCAGGGGATGAAGCAGAACAACCAGCAAACATAGTAGCTAGTACAGCCGCATCGTATGCATCTTTAAGAGCATAAGCCGCAGAGCTTGAAGCTACTTCTTTGAAGTTAACATGTGACATATTGCTTTCGATATCATCTACGATGAATTTAAAAGCTTTAGCACTGTCAACAACCAAAGAAATTTCTTGGTCGGTTAGTTTTGTGTCAGTAGTGTCAGAACCACGAGTGTAGTCTGATACTGAAATGACAGGTTCTTTAATAATCTTTACAGAGTCTCCGAAAGAGGAAATTTCACCAGCATAATCTGTGTTGGTGATAGCTTCTACAACCGAGGCTTTTCTGAAAAAGTTTAAAACCTTTTTAGAGTAAACCGAAGGTAAGAAGAAACTATTAGTTTGTCCACTTACGGAGTTTGCAAAGTTAGCATTTGTATCTGTTGAGGGTTCAAAAAATTGAGCCATGATACTTCTCCTTTAAGTTAATTATAGTTTATTTCGAGATTCTGCCTTCTTGCATAGCATCTGATATTTCCTTTTCGTATTTATCAAATTCTGCCATACTCATAGACGCAATCTCCCTTTCTGACCAAATTTTCTCAGAAGTAGGCTCTACACTAGTTGTTTTAGTAGAAACCATATCTGCCGCAGATTGTCTGGTCGGTTTTTTAGAAGATGGCTTAGTCTTTGGAACATCAATACCAATATCTTTTTTAAACAAATCAAGAGCACGTGAAGCTAAATCAGCATCGTCATTGTTGTCATATATCCATGCTTGAATAGATGAGTGTTGTTCTTTTGCCCATTCATGAAAGTCATCACTGTTTCTAATATCTTCAAAATCAGGATGTCTATCCATCAACCTTTTTTCTGCATCTTGTCGTACTAAATCGTTTTCACGTTCTTGGAGTTTACTAAGGCGTTCTTCTAGAACTTTTGCTTTAGATTCACTTTGCATATGAGCAACGGTTTCTACAACTTCATACACATCAGGATAGTCTGTCTTAAACTTTTCAAGTTCTTCTGGGGATTTAGGTGCTCTATACTCAGGTTGTTTAACTTGATTTAGCAGTTCTTCTTCCCTAGACTTAAATTCATTAAGCTTACTATCGTAATGTTTTTTTAAATCATCATAGCGTTTTTTGTAGTCTGGCTTCTTGTAAGGGGTTTCCTTTTTTGATTCCAGTTCCTCTCTATTAACACTTCCTTCATTACCAATTTCAGTTACGTCATCGCTTTTAAAAAGTTTATTTTGAGGGTCTTCAAAATACATACTATTAGATGATACAAAAGGTTTATCATCACTATTGTGCCAATCTTTTTTTGCATTATAAGGATTTGGCGTTTGTTCTTTTTGGACTGTATTAGTCATCTTCTTCTCCTAATCAGGGCTTCGTTTACAAGGTAGCTCTATGTCGACTAGAGGGCTTGTATGTAAAGGTCGCCTTTCGGGTTTTTAAAATAATAAAGTGCCTATAAATAGGGTGGCTTTATCGTTGTCTTAATCTTGGATTAGCTGATAACATACCCTTACGGATTTCGTTATTTACTATATCTTCCTCAACGGGTTTCCCTAAAGGGTCAACATCTCGTCTTTGGTCAACTAGCATTCCACCAATATTAAGATTTTGCCTTTCATCTGCTTTAGCTTCAGCATCTTTCATCATAGACATTAAAGTGTCTTCTCCGATTTCTTCTACAGCTTTAGCAGTAAAGACAAATTCACCGTCAGATAACCTTGCAGGTATACTGTCGGAGACTCCTGTTCCTGGTCCTTCTACAGAACCAGAACCAGCAAATTCTTGTGCTACTCCTACTACTTTATCAAAAAGTGTTTGTAGTTCGTTATCTTGTTCTAGTTTTGACATTAACATATCTTGTTCTTCTTCAGATAATGCTTCATCTAATATAAAATCTGTATGGTCTTCTTCCATATCTTCGTCAGATACTAACTGAGGTTGAGCAGGAATAATAGCTATACCGACATCACCACCCATGTCATAGTTGTCTCTGTCATCTGTTAGCATTCCTTTCTTTTTACTATACATTTTCTTCTCTCCTAGTTAGTGCTTCTTTAACCTGTAGGTCCAACTGCTCTAGGCGTACCAGAGAACTCATCTTCCCCTGCAACCGGAACATTTCCTGTTCCGATGTTGCCACCACCAGTGCCTGTAGGTCCAAGGTTTTGAGGTTGTTGAGGTGCTCCTTGAAGTCCTCCCATTGGGGACTGTTGACTATTGGGTTGAGCTTCTTCGCCATTTGTTTGTCCAGCATTTTGCATTCCTATAATTTGTGCCATCACAGCCGCTTCTTCAGGGTCGTTGAGTATCTCATCAGGGTCTAAGTCTAAGCTGTAGGCTAATTCACTAATCAATTTAGAAATCTTAACAAATGGTGCAACAGCAGGATTCTGAGCAGTTTGTAAGAACATTGTCAGTCTTTGACTTCTTACTTCTTTCTGCATTAAGCTGTTAGTACCTGTAGCCTTAACTTCTAAATCACCTTTGACATCCAACTCGTCCTCTAGAAATTGCATGTTCCACTGGAAGTAGGCTTCCCCTAGTGGTTTCAATAAAAAGTCATCAAGATTCTTGATAACTGTTTTAATGTTTAAACTAGATGCTCCAAGTAACATAGACATACCAGAGGCAGTCCTTGTCATACTTTGAACACCTGTCTGTCCGTGAGAGTAACTAGGTATACCAGTTTGCTCATCTGCAAGTTGCCTAAACTTGTCGAACATCATTAAGTTTTCTTGTGATGTATTAGGAAACTTTAAGCCGTGTATAGCTTGCCCAGGCATTCCTGCTTGTCTGCGGAATATTTTTCCTGGATATATTTCCATTGATTGTCCACCAACTAAAGCAGACTCATCTACATCAAAAACTAATGAACCAGACATTGCTAGATTATCAATAGCCATTCTTGCATGACCATTCATAATCTGTTGAGAATCATCCATGTTTTCTGCTACACCAATACCAAAGAAATTATATGGGTTTCTTTCATATGGGAAAGCGTGATATGGAATTCTATAAGGAGTGAAAGGATTAAGTACTGCTCTTAATAAGTAAGTACCACATGTCCATATATTTACTTGTACTTCGTCTAGGTCATCAACACTGTCAGGTAAGTCAATACCTACTTCTCTTGCATACTCTGCATCCATAATGCCCCAATATTCTAAGACTTCAAAGTTAGAACCAATCTCTTCATCGTATCGCGAATCATCTTTTAATTGACTTTCAAAATCTTTTTCTACATAGTTTGGACCCATTTGAATTGCATTACGTATAGAATCATCATCAAAATAAGGCATGTTTCGTAGTTGTCTTAATTGACTACGATTCATTTTATGTCTATGAATTATATATTCACATTCTTCCATGTTAGTTGCATTAGGGTCTGGATAAAAATCCCAACAACTAACAAACTCAATACGTGGTACTCTTACTTCTAAAGGATTGTAAGTTCTGTTACCCTCCTCATCTGTATCCCACTTGTGTAATTTTTTATTAAAGTTAAATGGTCCTTTAACAATACCAGTACCTAATAAAGCCGACTCTAGTAAAGCATTTCTCATTTCAGAGTTGCCGTTAGATTCTTCTATCTGGTCATGGATTAACTTTTCCATACGTCTAGCGGCTCGTTGTGCTGGAGATAGTTCTAAAGCTTGTGGGTCAGGACTTGCCCCGTCTGTAAGTATACCTGCATCTTCTGCTTGGTCTTCTAAGCTATCTTCAAATATTCCGTTTAAGTAAGTAGCTCCTGCTTTTAAAACTTTACCGTCACCCTCATAACCTACATCGTATGGATTATCTTTAAGGTTTCCAAAGTTATCTGGTCGTTCCTCTTCTTCACCTATTGAAGTTTCTAAACTAGGTGTAGGATTAGAAGTATCTAGATGTGCGTAGTCTGTTTCACCTTCAGGTATCTTGGTTTCTGAAATTCCTATCGGAAATTTTCCTGTACCAAATATAACATCTACAAGTTGACCAAAAGCCGCAAGGACTTTTGTTTTAGTAATTTTAACAAATACTCGTGACTTTTCAGACTCCCTAAACTTTACATTTTTAGAGTAAAGCCCTCTATAGTTTTCGTAAGCTTTAAGCCAACGAGTCTCATCTGTTTGTCGAGCATCTTCTGCTATTGCGAATCTATCTTTAATAGTTCCAATAATATTTCTTTGCTGGTCTTCCTCAAGTGTAAGTTGGACTCCAGATTCGCCTTCTACTTCTTCATAAATACTATTAGCGTTTAAAAATGTATTTTCGTTTTCTGCCATATCTTAATAACCAAAAGTTGAATCAGAAGGGCTAAATACATCTGATTTTATTCTTAACATCCTATCTTGAGGATGGTCCATTCTTGGTCTACTCATAACCAAGTACCTTAACGCATCATATGCGTGGTCAGCCGCATGAGTGTCAACATCTTCAGGGTTAGACTTAGAAAGAGGCAAAGCCTGTATTTCTTTTATTAGATTGACACATGTATTAAATATCTGCAATCTGGGTCTTCCTGTACTGTTGTTCTTTCTCAAATGCTCATGTATCTGAGTCTTACCTGCTAACCTATTCTTATCGGCTCGTCTTAGTTTATGTCCTTTATTAACTAATATTTCACCTATTGTTGGACCAGTATATCCTGTTCTTGACCAAGCGGCTGTATCTAATACACCTGCTATTGACCTAATCTCATCCTGTTCCATTTCTGTAATGGTATCTCCGAGTGCTTCACCTGTTAGACCCTTTCTGTATAGTTCTCTATATATTATGATGGTCTTATCTTCAGGGTCTATAACAGCCCAGAGACAACAACTTTCTGCGGCATAACCGTAGTCTACCGCTTTAACTCTTTCCCACCAACTTGGTAATTCAAATGGCGGTATAACATGTGTCTCTACTTCAAACTCTGCAAATGCCGCACCTTCTGAGATATCCCAGTTACCTTCCAACAACTGTTTACGTTGTATGGCTGGTAAGGATTGCAACATCCTTTCATATTCACCGTCTTCAGCAAGGTGAGGATTATCCTGTAACAATGCTGGTATAAACTTTCTTGTGAGTCCGTCATGTCCTTGGAAACTTGTATTATGTTCCGCAGGTTCTACGTATCTCTTTTTAACCCAATGAGCACCTACACCTCCTGGGTTAGCTGTACATCTGAGATATGTCTTAATCTCTGGGTTAGTCGTTCTTAGTCGTGATGCTAAGTAGTTCCAACCAAACTCTGTAGGTAAATGAGTTATCTCATCAAAACCTATCCAACTGTACGCTTGTCCTTGATAACGATAAACATCTGCATCTCGTTCCAAGAATCCAAATTCAATCTTTGCTCCACTAGGGAACTGCCATAACTTTTCTACTTCTTTAAACTTAGCACCTTTAAATGCTATTGGATAAAGCTCACGAGACTTATCTATTAGTTCTCGTAGTTCTGGCATAGACCTTCTTAATATTAAAGCTCTGTGTTCTGGAAAGTGACAGTATCGCAACGGGTCTATTAACATTGCAAAACTTTTACCACCACCTGCCGCACCACCGTAAAGAACATCCTTCTCACCTGCGGCAAGAAAGTCTGTCTGCGGTCCTTCGTTTGGCATGAAAGCCACATGAGAACCAGTGCTATCTAAATGTTGTTGTATAGTATCAGGTAACTCTTTGGTTTCTGATTCTGTTAAAACATTAGATGTTAAAACTTTCTTTTCTTTGTTAAATTCTTTTTTAACTCTTGCTAAACTTCTTGTTAGCTTTTGAACTTTTTTATTCTTTTTTTGTAATTTATTCTTAGCCTGTAAAGCCAACTTCATATCAGAAAGTTCTGAATTTTTAGGTCTACCTGATTTTAATCGGGGAGTACCATCTTTCTTTAGTATATAAGTCCCATCTGGATTTGTCAAGTACTTTTTTGATTTATCTACCATATAGTTTATCTACGTGTTTTTTTAATCCTGGTCTAGACATCTTACGTCCTGTTTCTGCTTCTAACCAGTCTACTCCAATACCCAGACTAATTTCCCCATGAAAGACTGCTTCAGATACTTCTTTAAGTACTTGTAACTCTTCATCTATAGGCTTTAAGAAAGAACCAGCTTCATTTTCTAGTTCGTATCCAAAAGGTATAGTAGAAGAAGTTCTGGTTATATAACCCTCCTTCATTTTACTTTCCTATACTTCCTAACTTTTTTCGCTACTTTACTTGGTTGTTTGGAGTGTTGTTTTCCTTTGGCTGTATCTGCTCTTTTCTTTCTGGTTGTTTTGGCATACTCTGAAGATGAAAGTGCACTAATCGCCTTCTTCGGGAGATATCTCTCACCTGTCTCAGACGATTTCTTACCACTCTTGGTAGTCCATTTTTGCTTTGTCCAAGCTTTAAGACTTCTTTGCGGTTTTTTTAGGTTTGACATTTTTTTTAGCCTTTGGTGTTTCCGTAGTTAAACATTTTTTAAATAGTTTTGCATATCCTTCTTTAACTGCGTTTATCCAGTTTGTTACATATAATTTACATTTATTGTAAATGTTTCTTATTTTATCCATCATTTATAGCCACCTCCAGCGGCTTTATATTCTTTTGCTAAAAGCTGGGCTTTTCGAGCAGACCATTGTCCAGCGTTGCCACCTTTAGTGCCACGCTTAATCTTCTCGAAAAGTCTCTTACGCATACTTGGCTTGGTATAGTTCCCAGCTTTGTTGACTGTAGATTTACTTTTTGTTTTCTTTTTTGCTGGCATTTTCCCTCCCAAAAATTTTATCCCAGTTATCTCTATACTGTTTAGAATGTATATTTATTCTAGGTTTAGAACCTTTACCCCCACTACTGGTTTTGTAAATACTTCTACGCAACGGCACAGCATTTTCATTACTACCTATTTGTGACATTTTACCATTTTACCTTATCGGCCCAATATGCGGCTGACATTTTACCCTTTGCAATATTTTTAGCGTGTCTAGCTTTAAAAGACTTTCTTTTAGCTTTCATTCTAGCTGATTCTCCTGCTTTAGGAGCACCTGCTGTTTTAGCACCCTTCTGACCAAAACGTATTGTTTTAATCTTATCACCTTCTTTAGCCACTACAATGTGCGATTTTTTAGGATGACTAGGTGTTCGTTTAGGTTTGTTAAAGCCAGAGACTCCTGCTCTTTTTAACCTACTATCTTTTTCTTTTGGCATTAGTTTTCTATCTCCTGATACGTAGCATCTTCAGCCTCAATAACTACCGGAGTTTTATCGGGCATTAAAAAGATACCTCCACTATTCATATTATGATTAACATCTATTTTATCTACTTTACTGACTCCTACCCTATCTAGTAAAGTCTGTGCGGCTGTTAGCTTATTAGCGGCTTGCACTACAGGCTTTTTAGATTCCATAATTTCAACAACTTTAAAGGCGGCTTTTGGGGCAGAGTTAGCTAGTATCTCTTGAGTAAGTTCTAGTATCTCAGACTTTAAAGTTTTTACAACATGATGATAATGACTAGAATAACCAGCAAGCTCTGCGGCTTTCTTTGCATCACCTTGAGTATCTACAAGATGATTAAGGAAAGACTGTTGCTTTTCAGTCAGTTCTCTTTTTGTTATTGTTTTATCAACACTTGGTAAAATAGCCATGAATCTAGTATACAGTTCTATTTTAAGATTGTCAAGTTTAAATTAAGTATTGACAAAATACGATTTCATTGCTATAATAATATTGTGCCCCCGAGGGTCAATATAGACAATATCTTGTCGTCATTCTGATAAAACAATCACCTAAAATAAATACTTCCTAGTCTCTTAAACTTTAAAGGTTTTAGTGTCGGGGCGTTAACTAGTTCTGGTTAATGGGCTGTGCGCTATAAAATGTATAACCATGCTATAGATATATAGGGTAGGGGGAGTGGGCTCCTGCCACCCCTTGAGTAAACTGAGAGAGGTGGTTCTAGTAGACCTCAAAGCCACTCCAAACTCAATAACTTGGAAGACTTCAAGGCTATTCTCTTACAAGCACAACACTATCTTTCTTTCTATAAAGTTTTAAACTTGAATAGTCACATGAAGTCTTTCAAGTCAATCTCTTTTCTAAGTCTATACCTTTTAGAACCTATTGAAATCTCCTTTATTCTAACATATCTTCTGGTCTTTAGCAAGCTTAAAATCTAACATTACTTAAAAGATACAGTTATATCTTTCTACGCTAAAGGCGTATCTCATGCACCTTCTACGATTTATCTCCCAATCTTCATAAATCATTGAACACACAGCACTGTAAAGCCTTCCAAGCCCTTAAAGTCAAACACCTCGTGGCTATCTAATGTCTCCAACACTCCACTCCCACTAACGATTAAATCTCAAGCTACCCACTCAACTATTGAAACCTAGAAAACTTGCTAAGTTTCCGTTGTTCGCGTAACCAGCACCACCATTTTCTCCTAACAATTTCTAGTTTACAGGAACATAAAGATTTTAAAGTATATAAATGTAAAGGATAATACCCTTTGGGCTTCACTACGTTCAGTCCTTTACACTTTAAAATCTTTATGTTTTAATCCTGTAAAGAAATTATAAGGAGAAAATAATGATACTAATTACTTATGCGAACAACGAAACCTTAGAGTTTTCTACAGTTTCAACAGCCGAGATGTGCACCTTGAGTTTACTCGTAAGTGGCATCGAAGCGTTGGGAATTAGATGCAACGATGCGTCTGACCTTAACCGCTTGCAAGACTACATTGCTGGCATTCAACAATCCATAAATCTTAGGAGATAAATCGTGGAAAATACATTCGATATAAACGCCTTTAGCGTAGAAAGACATAAAAGCCCTGCATCTTACAAACAATGTCAGGCTTTAAGCTATAAGTTTGCTAAAGACCAGAAAACAGGGAAAATAAATTGGAGATTTCAAAAGCAGGTTCTCGGTTGTTTGTTCGGTTTAGCTTCAGAAAAGAGATTGACTTTCAAGAAAGCTAATGATTTATTCAAGTCTAAAACTTTACCAAAACCTTATATGGATAAGATAGCGTTGTACTTGAAAGAAAATAGCTAACCCTAAAGCCTCCAAGCTACTGAGTTTGGAGGTTTTTTTATGCCTATCTATCACTTAAATTCAGTTTACTTTATAATGATGAGTGCTATTTATATGGGGTTTTAGTCGCCCACTCCAAAGAAGTTAATTAAACTTAATTAAGTAATTTAAGACTCGAGCTTACGGTTGGTCGGTTGGTTGAGGGACGTTTTTAAATTGGTCGGTTGGTTGAGGGCGTATTTAAGTTAAAATACAGGACAAATGTGCTAATTTAAGTTAAAAAATGTAATTTATTTACAAAAAAGTTTGTATTTATTTTAATATTATGTTAAATTATTAAGTTTTTTTTAGTTTTAATATTATAAATATATCTTAAATTAGTTAAATGCTTGACAACTTTGTCGGCTTCGGGCACCATGTTCGGGTCAGCAAGGGATGTTCCTTGTAAAACAATGCAAAGGAGATAGAAAATGACGAAAGCTGATTTATTTTGTGAGTGGTCTGTTGACCAAGATTTTAAAAGAAACGAACATTTTGAACTTATTAAAAAGTTTGATTTAAATTGTGAAGTATTTAATACTTATTTAACTGAAGATTGTGATTGGTATGGTGAAAAAACTAATATTATTTTTAGTGATGGAAGTCAACTTGTTTTAAATTATAAAGGTGAAATAGAATGATAGTTTTTAATTACGAAAGCAAGAAAGAACTTAAAGAAAATATCGGCAAGCGTTTAGATTACATTGAAACCAGCATGTTTGGTAATGAATATGTATCAAATGGTGTATTAACTGGAGCAAATAGACCTCACATTACTGGAAAAGGTAGAGAGTTTTTTGCAAATGTTACTATGAAAGATAATTTAATAGCGGCGGTCAAGTAATATAAACTATAGTTATTTAATTGGAGAAAGGTATGAAAGATTTAAATCCCATGATAACATTAAAAAATGGCACAACCTTGAGTGTTCAGGCTAGTGAGTTCCACTACTGCACACCTAAAACTGATGAGCCTAAGCACTGGGAAGATTATTATACGGTGGAAGTAGGTTTTATAACTGACAATACAGGACAGCAGGTCAATCCACCAGAATCTTGGAGGAATTATACAGATGGTGGTTTCCCATCTGATGTTTATGGTTTTGTTCCAGTAAAGTTAGTAAAAGATTTTATTAGTTTAAAAGGTGGTGAAGTAATATGAAAAAGTTCACAAACTTACAAAAAGCACAACGGTATATCAATGACTTAGGATACTTTGTTAATGAGAGACATTCACTTAAACAAGACAAGTCTTTTATATATCATCACAAGTTTTCTAAAAGCAAACATTTGTTTTTAAAATCTGATTATACTTTTTTGAGTGCAGGTTCTATGGAAATGGGAACTGTGTGGACTATTCAAACTTTTTAATTTAGTCTACAGTGTTGACACATGGCAAAGAATCAACTAATATATTTACACACAACAAAGGAGCAACACATGAAAACTACTTTTGAAAAACTAGAGCCCTGCGATTTAAAAGGAGATACAACAATGAGAGAAGATACTATAAACCAATTAGAAAACGAGATTATCTGCGAGGCACTTGAAGATTTTATCGACGCTATGCGAGAGGATGTCAACGCGACTAATGCGGAGATACTTGAAAGCGTATTAAAAGAACTTGATTATAAATTAGGTTTTGTTGCATAACGGATAAAAATACGGAATTACTTTTTAAGATTATAAATATATCTTAAGATTATAGAAATGCTTGACAGGGTGACGGAGATGCGGTACACTTCTCAGCGACAACAACGAATCATTAATCATAAAGGAGATAATTATGGATGACAATGAATATGATGAACTTATGAACTATCTTGAGTCTTTAGAGGCTTTAGAGGCTTTAGATGAGGCAGACAAAGAACTTGAAGAATCAATTAACCCAACAATTTAAGAGATAATTATGGAAATTAATATTCACAGAGTCAGTAAGATTGAAGTTAAAAAGCGCAGTGATTTAGCTAATTTTTCTACAAGAGATATTGTAATTCATAGTAAAGAATATGATTTTGAAACAAGAAAATATATTGATAGAACACTAGAATTAAATTGTTTTCTTAATGATAAATCAGTTGCAAAGCTTGTTTATACAGACTAGAATTTAAGCGTGGGTATCGCTTCAAAACTACCCAACTAATATTAACTTATATCATTGGAGATAGATTATGAAAATTACATATTCAAAGAAAGGCAGTAAGACAACCACACCAATCAGTCAAGCACCATACTCAGTTAAAGCTGTATGGCACAGGGCTAACGATTTAGGTATTAACATTGTGAGAGTTCGTAGTGACAAAGAACGTTATGAAGTCACCAAGGGCGATACTTTTGTAGGTTGGCATGGTGGTAAAACATCGCTTTACAAGCAACGTCAGAACCCTCGTAAGCCATTGTTTTTTATGAGAAAAATTGCTTTAGGTCAAGAAAACAAGGGTATGCAAGTGCTTGAAATTTCTACTGACATGGATACACAACAAACTTTTGATGTGATAGATGACTTTGAGTATAATACTTCTTTAAGTTTTTTCCAGAGATTGGTCATGAACTTTACCAGATTGATTACTGGTAGGCACTTGATATCCTAAGTGTTAAGTGCTAGGTATCACTATAAAGTGCCTCTTTAATTTTAATAAGGATGATTGCAATGGAAAAGAAAACACACGGTAGAATTTTAGTAGAGTTAGCAAACATTTGGATTATAGAAGGGCGTGAAGATTTGTTTGATGATTTTGTTGAAGATGTATGTTCGGAGTATGACTTTTACAATGGTACTATGTCTGTAAAAGATTTAGCTTCAATATGGTTGCAAAAGAAATTGTTTATTTCTAATCCTTTGTCAAGTAGAGATGTAGAAAGAATGGCAAAAGATTATGGAGAAACAGAATGAAAGATAAAATAGAAGAAATGTATCTTGATTATTTTAATAATTTTATTACTATAAGTTATTTTGCTGAATATTATGGAATAAGCACAAAAAAAGCAGAGAGAATTATTAATATTGGAAGGAGAATAAATCATTCAAGATGCAAGGATGTAGAACCTGTAATGCATATGCTCCATAATAGATTTTGTTTATCTTACAATCTTACTAATGACGAGTGGTGGGTTCAAGATAGATTTGAACACTTGGGAAGATACACACAATATTCAGATGCTTTAATTGCTATAGATAAAAGAATGAAAAATGTATAAATTTTAGGAGATAGTTATGAGTTATAGTTTATTGAGTTTTAGTAACCCAAAGATTTTAAAAGGTCGGGATGTATATTCAGAATACTTGAGTGCTATATTGCACTTGAGTCCAGTTAATACAAAAATATGTCCCTATCAGGATATTGCAGGTTGCAAGGAGGCTTGTCTTAATACAGCAGGACGTGGTGGTATTATAAAGAAGGGTGAAACCACTAATACCATACAACTAGCTAGAGAACGTAAGACTAAGTTGTTTTTAGAAGCTGGAGATATCTTCATGGACTACCTGATTACAGACATACAAAAGTTTGTAAGATACTGTAGTAAAAAAGATAAGCTTCCTTGCTTGAGACTCAATGGTACTAGTGACATACAATGGGAGCATATCAAGATTGACGGTAGGAATATCTTTGAGATGTTCCCTGATGTACAGTTCTATGACTATACTAAAATACCTACAAGAAAGATTGAGCAGTACAAAAACTACCACTTGACATGGAGTTATTCAGAAGCTAGTAGCAAATATGCACAATACTTTGATGCTATCAAATACAATATTGCTGTAGTCTTTCATGGTACAATGCCTATTTATTACAAGGGCAGAGAAGTTATTGATGGAGACAAGAGTGATATTAGATTTATGGACAAGCCCAATGTAGTTGTTGGACTTAAAGCAAAAGGCAAGGCACGACATGATAACTCTGGCTTTGTAATTCATACAGCATAGGAGGTAGAGTATGATTGAAATAATAATGTATATAATTTCCATTGGTGTTATAATAATTCTTATACAAGGTGCTTGGTTGACAATACAAGACTCAGAAAAATTACATGAAGAGTGCAAAAAAGTATCTAAAAAGAATCCAAAATTAACAAGACTACAAGTAAAAGTTTTAGCCCGATTAAATTTAAAGGAGAATTCAGATGAGTAGAATGTTATGTAGTATTAGTGATGACCCATACAACGATTACAGTGATTACATTGAAGGTACTGGTGTTTATAAAGGTACTAAAGAAGTTGATGGTGCTGATATATTTAAGTGGACTCAAGACCAGACAGAAGCAAGTTTGTTTTTGACAGAGACTATGCTTAACAAATCTATTATAGATGCAAACAAGAGTGTTATTATTTTGACAGGCATGATGGATTTAAGTTATGATAACATGGTGGCTGGGTACAAGCACATCTACCCTGCTATATTTGAAAACGGTGTAGAGTCTCAAGTAAATTTCTACAAGACTAAACGTGGTGATAAGCGTCTATCTGTTAAGAATTTAAAATCACAGGCTGAAGCAGGTATGGTTTTAAGACTTGTTGTAGACTGGAGTTGGGACATTACAGACTCAACAGGCAAACCATTGATTACATTACTATTGGAGGTAATATGAAAGGCATACTTATAAACCCATTCGATGAGACAATTAAAGAAGTTGTATATACAGGTAATATTCAGGAGATATATGACTTGATTGATTGCAGAACTTTTGATATAGTTCGATTAAACAATAGAGATGATATGTATATTGATGATGAGGGACTACTTATTGACAACAGATACTTTACTATTGGTAATAAAAATTATGCAGGTCGTGCTTTAATTATGTCTCATGATGATGAGGGAGATACTGTAGGCACAGAACTGACTGTACAAGACATAGAAAGTGTGGTACAATGGTTGCCTGAAGGACACAGAGAGACTCCTTATATGGAGTTCAGAGCTTGGAATTAATATATGAATTCAAAACAAATTAAAAAACTTAGAAAGAAAGTCAGACCTATACAGGTTGAGTGGCTTCGTACCTTATTGCCTGAAGACCAAGCAGAGTCTATTACTGTTGATACAGTTGAGGGACTACTCCCAGAGCAGACACATGCTTTTGGTCAAGGACAATTACACATGTCATACATGACAGACAAATGGATTATGAAATATCTCAAACAGTATCCAGACATTACAACTTTTGATGAACTAATAAAGGTATCTAAACATGGATGAGTATATTGTTGAGGTCGTAATAGATAATCATAGAGAAACTATTAAAACTTATGCTACTTCAATCTATTCTGCTATTGATAGTTTAATTACTATGTCTATGATAGATGTTGTGCTTCACGTGACTTGTACTACCAACGGTAAGACATGGGATGTTGAGGGCATGGACATGAAAGCTATGAGAGAAATGAGAGCAGAGATAGATGAAGAAGCTTTGCTAGAATCCTTCAAAGATTTTGATAGCAACACAATACATTAAGAGAATATTATGGAAGATGGATTTATAAGATTAACAGAAGATGAGTACAGATATTTCTGCGATTGGATTGCTGTACACACACAAGAACTATATGAAAACAAAGTAGGCTATGAGGCACGATGGACTCTTGACCCTAAAGTTTTCTATGTAAAATTATTGGATGAAAGCTTATATACTATAGATGAAATAATGCTTGACATTCGCAAAGAGATGGTGTAACATGTGCAACATTACACTGAGCAACCAAAGAACTTTAAGCCCTCTATCTCCAAATAATAAACTATTTGGTTTGGCTTCAGTCCACAACTCCGAGAGTAGTTGGCTCATTAACTCTCTTTTATTTAACTAACATCATAGGAGGCAATATGATAATTGACGGAACGGCTTATTGGGCAAGCATCAAAACACCCAATACCACTTTTGAACCCATGTACACAGTCAACCTTGTGGTTGATGAGGCAACAGCTAATGACTTTGCATCACGTGGACATACTATTAAAGTAATGGACGAAGGTTCTGCTATAGTAATCAAGCGGAAAGTAAATGGTCCTAATGGAATGGTTAGGTCTGCACCTAGATTGCTTGACCAAAATAAACAGGAAGTAAATCTTGCTGTGGGTAATGGCTCTAAGGTTAGAGTCCAGTGTAACGAATACGCTTGGGAGTATGCAGGTAAGGCAGGAAAAAGTCTTGACCTACAGGCTGTCCAAATCGTAGACCTCATTGAATACAAAGCCGAAGATGGCTCTGAGTTCTTTGATGAAACAGAGGAGTTTTAATATGATTGTTAGTATTAAAAATGATGATGGTGTTACATCTTATGATGTGACTAAAATTGAAGATGAGAATGCTAGGGCAAATGCTAATGTAATAATTAGTAAGGTGTCACAGTTAGAAGTCTTACTTGAAGCACTAAGTTTTACTAGTGCTACGCATAGAGGTAATCTTGAAAGCTTGCTTAAAGAAAACCCTGATGCTATGGTTGAGACAGAAGAAGGAGAGGTAGAAGATACTGAAACTGATTCTGAATAACTTTAACAGGCTGGGTGTAAAAGCCTAGCCTTTTTTCTACTGGAGATAGAATGATACAAGAACGAACCCAATTCATTAAACACAAATTACCCTGTCCTAAATGTTCAAGCAGTGATGCAGTCTCTCTCAATGAGAATGGTTCTGCTAAATGCTTTAGCTGTGATACTTTTTTTACAGACTATGACAACGAATCAACAGGCAAGGTAATTGAAATGACAACAAAACCCAAGTCTGATAACACATTTCTTACATCTTATACTGGTGCTTACGGTTCACTAACCGACAGAGGTATCTCTGAAAAAACAGCAACCAAGTATGGTGTTAAGATTGTCAAGGACAGAAACAACAACGTAGTACAACACATCTATCCATTCTTTAATGGTAACGAGGTTGTTGGTACTAAGACACGATATGTAGAGAACAAAAACTTTGCTTGCAATGGAACATTTGAAGGCACTGGTTTGTTCGGAGAACAACTACATGGTAATACAGGTGGTAAATATCTGACTATCACTGAAGGTGAGTGTGATGCTATGGCAGTAGATGAACTGTTCCAAGGTAAGTGGGCAGTGGTATCCGTCAAGCGTGGTGCGTCATCAGCAGTGAAAGATATACGTGAAAGCATAGAGTTTGTTGAATCCTTTGACAATGTAGTACTGTGCTTTGACAATGACAAGGCAGGTAAAGAAGCGGCAAAAGCTGTAGCTAAAATACTAAAGCCTAACAAAACTAGAATCATGTCGTTCCCTAACGGATTCAAAGATGCTAATGAGATGCTCAAGCAGAAGAAGTTTCAAGAGTTTACTCAAGCATGGTGGAACGCCAAGACATATACACCTTCAGGTATCATGGAGCTATCATCTCAAAAAGGTGATTGGTTGCATCGAGAAGAGAAGGAGAGCATTGCATACCCTTGGGAAGGACTTAACAAGAAACTATATGGAATGCGTAAAGGAGAACTGGTCACACTTACAGGTGGTACAGGTCTTGGTAAGTCTAGTGTTACCAGAGAGTTGGAACATTGGCTTATTAAAAACACAGATGACAACGTAGGTATCGTAGCCCTTGAAGAGAATTGGTTACGTACTGCTGATGGTATTTTATCCATCGAGGCTAACGATAGAATCTATCTGACAGAGAAGCGTAGAAACTATTCAGACGATGACCTTCTAGGTTTGTTTGATAAAGCTATTCCTTCTGGCAGAGTATTCATTCACTCACATTTAGGAGCTACTGATATTGATGATATCTTTGCCAAGCTCAGATACATTATTGTAGGCTGTGAATGTAAATGGGTAATCGTTGACCACTTACATATGTTAGTCAATGTGTTACATGAAGGTGATGAGAGGCGTGGTATTGATATGCTTATGAATCGCTTGAGGTCTCTGGTAGAAGAGACAGGTGTTGGTATGATATTAGTATCACACTTACGGAGAGCCGCAGGAGATAAGGGACATGAGCAGGGTATTGAAGTATCCCTATCTCATCTCAAAGGTTCACAGGGTATTGCACAGTTATCAGATTGTGTTATTGCACTGGAAAGAAATCAACAGGCAAGTAACCCTGAAGAAGCTAATCTTACTAAGGTTCGTGTACTAAAATCTAGGTACACTGGAGACACAGGATTGGCTTGTGGTCTCCGATATAATTCAGATACTGGTAGATTGTTTGAAGTATCTGAGGAGGAAACATTTGACAATGAACAGTTCTAAAATAATATTCGACATTGAAGCTGATGGTTTAGACCCGACTGTAATACATTGTATTGTAGCTAAAGAGTTGGGTGGAGCAGTACACACTTTTGACAACATGCAAATCGAAGAAGGTATTAAATTCTTAGAAAATGCAGAAGTTCTTATAGGTCATAACATTATAGGTTATGATATACCAGTAATACAAAAACTACATGGTGCTAAAGTAACACACAAGTTAGAAGATACATTAGTTATGTCAAGATTATTTAACCCTGTTCGTGAGAATGGACATAGCTTAAAGACTTGGGGGTGGCGTGTTGGTATGGCTAAACAAGACCAACCCGAAACCTTTGATGAGTATACACCTGATATGTTAGACTACTGTGTTCAAGATGTAAAACTAAACGAGGTTGTATACAATTACTTACTCAAAGAAGGTAAGATGTTTAGTGAAGATTCAATCAATCTTGAGCACAGAGTTGCTGAGATAATGCGACAGCAAGAAAAGAATGGTTTCTTTTTTGATACCAAGAAAGCTATGGAGTTGCTTGCTGAATTAAAAGACAAGCAGTTACAGGTTGAAGAAGAAGTTCATAACACATTCAAACCTAAGATGATAGATGACAAGTTAGTAACACCTTACATTAGAAAGGATGGTGAGTTATCTAAACGTGGACTAACAGATGATGAGTACAACAACTGTATCAAGACACAGAATGTTAAACCTTTCATGAGACAGAAGTTAGTTGAGTTTAACTTAGGTAGTCGTAAACAAATAGGTGAGTACCTTATTGACTTTGGGTGGAAGCCTGAAAGATTTACTCCAACAGGTCAGCCGATTGTTGATGAGGGAACTCTCAAAAAAATTGAACATATACATGAAGCTAAATTAATTGCAGATTTCTTACTTTATCAGAAGCGTATAGCACAGGTTACATCTTGGATAGATGAACTCAAGGGTGATAGGGTACATGGGTATGTAAATCCCAACGGTACAATCACATCTAGAATGACTCATCGTAGTCCTAACATGGCACAGATTCCAAACTCTAGTAGTCCTTATGGACAAGAGTGTCGTTCTTGTTGGACAGTACCTCAAGGTTACAAGCTTGTAGGTATTGATGCTAGTGGATTAGAACTACGAATGTTAGCACACTATATGGATGACCAAGAGTATATTGATGAGGTTACACATGGAGATATACATACTAGGAATCAAGAGTTAGCAGGACTTAAAACTCGTAATGAAAGTAAGACATTCATATATGCATATTTGTATGGGGCAGGTGATGCTAAGATAGGTTCTATATCTGGTGGTGGTGCAAAGCAAGGTAAGAAACTCAAGGCTACGTTTCTTAAAAACTTACCATCACTTAAAATACTAAAGGACAGAGTACAGAAAGCATCTGAACGTGGGTTCTTGAAAGGACTTGACGGTAGAAAAATATATGTACGTAGTCAACATGCCGCACTAAATACTTTATTACAAGGTGGTGGTGCAATAGTTATGAAAAAAGCCATGACAATCTTACAAGAAAAGATAAGTTTAAATGCTCTTGATGCTAGGTTTGTAGCTAATATACACGATGAGTGGCAGATAGAAGTAAAAGAATCGCAAGCCGAATGCGTTGGTGTGTTTGGTGTTGAGGCAATAGAAGAAGCAAGTAAATATTATAAGATGCGTTGTCCTCTAACAGGTGAATACAATATAGGAGAGAACTGGTATGAAACCCACTAAAGAAAACAGAAAAAAGTTTGATATAGATTTGGCTTATGGCACAGTGAGAGAAGAAAAAATAGCAGAGATGCTGACTGATAAAAAGATAGAAGTAAAGTCTGAGAAAGACATGTGGCAAAAGACAGGTAACATTTGTATTGAATATGAATCTTGGGGTAAACCGTCAGGCATCAAGGCTACCGAAGCGGATTATTGGTTCCATAATTTATGTGTAGGTGATAACGAGTTTTGTACTTTAGTGTTTAAAACAGATGTGCTTAGAACTATTGTAGATAAGCTTGATACGTTTAAGACTGTAGCAGGTGGAGACCACAAGGCTAGTAAAATGTTCCTTGTTAATCTACAAAAATTATTCTCATCGGATGTTATAAAAGCATTTAAGGATTCAGAAAATGATAAAGAAAAATAAACAAACTATTGACAAATCTAAATTAGACAATTATAATAAATTCACGGCTGAGTCGGGTCATTGGTATGCACAAGATGGTTCGCCTATGTATACCATCATCGGTGCTAACGGTAAGGAAAGAAACACTACACTTAGAGATGCTAAGAAACTAAACTTAGTTCCTTCTGTTACTACCATCATTGGTATGATAGCTAAACCTTCCCTTGAAAACTGGAAGATTAATCAGGCTTTAAACTCAGCACTTACTTTAGAACGTAACGAAGATGAATCTTTTGATTCTTTTGTTTATCGTTGTAAAGAAGACTCAAAAAAGATTGGAAAACAAGCCGCCGAAAGAGGCACACAAATCCACGACTTAATTGAAAACGGTTTCTTAGGTACGTTCACCAGTGAACCCTATGAAGTTATCAAGAAATATCTTGATGAACATTTTCCTAATGAAAAGTGGATAGCTGAAGATTCTTTTTGTGCTGACATAGGGTATGGTGGTAAGATAGATTTATATTCTAAGTCTGGTATCTTTGTCGACTTTAAAACTAAAGATAACTTAGAAGGTAAAGACCCTGCTAAATTAGTATACGATGAGCACGGTATGCAGTTGTCTGCTTATGCACAAGGATGTAACTGTGACAATCCTCAGAGAGTTTCTATCTTTGTAGATAGGAAAGACACAAGTTTAATTGCATGTCACAAGTGGGATGATAAGACACATGACAGACATCTCAACATGTTTAACTCTATATTACAGTACTGGAAGCTAGTTAAAAACTACGACTCCTCAATTACTGATGCCTAGAAGAGTACCAAGAAAACCTCGACCAAAAAAAGTCGATGTCCCAAAAGGATATGATAGTATCTGGGAAGCTACACTGCACGACACCATATTAAAAAAGTGGAAGCATCATTGGGATACGGTTGACTATGTAATTAAACATAAATATGAGCCTGACTTTGTTAAGAAAATAAAAGGCAAGACAATTTTATTAGAAGCAAAGGGTAGGTTCTGGGATTTTGCAGAGTACAGTAAATACATCCATGTAAGGGAGGCTTTACCAAAAGGTTACGAATTAGTATTCTTATTCCAAAAACCTTTTGCTCCAATGCCAGCCGCAAAGAAAAGAAAAGATGGAACTAAACGTACTCATGCTGAGTGGGCTGAGACTAATAACTTTAGATGGTACAACGAAGAAAGTTTACCTCACGAATGGAAAAATAATGAACTATAAATTTGATGAAGATAAAATAATAAAAGACATAATACTCTATGTAAATCAAACATATGACCAACACTATGCCAACGGCAAGTATCAAGCTACTGATATGATACTAGATGCAGGACACGGAGAAGGTTTTTGTATGGGTAACATCATGAAGTATGCAATGCGGTACGGAAAAAAGAATGGTAAATCTAAAATGGACTTGCTTAAAATTATTCACTATGCTATAATAGCTTTATACGTACAAACAAACAAGACTGATAAGGAATCAAATAATGGTTGAAGATAAAATTGGAAAGAAACCTTATCTTGGAATTGAGATAGACTATGACAAAGAAAAAACATTTGATAAGTTTAGTCTTGACACTTTAAAAGATAGATATTTTTGGGAGAAAGAAACACATGCACAAGAAGCATTCGCAAGAGCCTCCGTCTACGGAGCAACCTACAAAGGGGAAACAGATTTTGAATTGGCTCAAAGACTTTATAACTACTCTTCCTCTCGTTGGTTCATGTTCAGTACTCCTATACTTAGTAACGGGGGTACAAGCCGTGGGCTTCCTATCAGTTGTTTTCTCAATTATGTTCCTGACAGCAGGGGTGGTTTATCTGCTCACTATGATGAGAACGTATGGCTCGCAAGTAGTGGTGGAGGCATCGGTGGATATTGGGGCGATATTAGGAGCAATGGTGTTTCAACTTCTCATGGCTCTCGTTCTACTGGAAGCATTCCTTTCCTCCACGTTGTAGACTCACAAATGTTAGCCTTTAATCAAGGCACTACAAGACGAGGAAGTTATGCCGCATATATGGACATCAGTCATCCAGAGATTGAAGAGTTTATTAACATGCGTAAAGAATCGGGTGGAGAT